AATGGACCTATCTCAGCAAAACAGACTGGCAGATTGAAAAATGCCAGGAGATCTATCGTACCTATTGTATCTACAAACATTTTGGATCAGTGATGCCCATGTTCGTGTCAAGATTCCGTGATCCCATGGCCGACGTGATCGGTTATTACTGCGGAGGTAACATGGTAGCATTCAGTCTCATACGTAGATACGACGACGAGAACGCTATGTGTGATCAGTTTGCCTGGACCTATCACGATCCTAAATCGCGACTGGGCATCGAGACCATGAAAACCGAATGTGCCATATACCGAGCCCGAGGATTCCGCTATCTCTACCTCGAGCAGGCACACCTCTACAAGCAAGAGATAGCAGGATTTGAAATCTTAGGACCAATGACATGAGCGACTTATACACCATATGGGCAGACAAAGAAGGCGACATCTCGGACCTTGAATGGGTCAACGGGATGAAAAGTTTTTTCGATCACTTGATCGCCGAGGGCAAAATGCAGACCTACAGGATCACCCGTTGCAAGATGGGATTCCGTAGCATCGCTGACATGCCCGAATGGATGATCATCATGGAGTTCCGAGACATGGCACAGATGGATGAAGCATTCCGTCGTGTCGCTCCATTGGAAGGCGAACTTGAACAGAAGCACAAGAGCTTCAATCAATTTGTCAGTGGTAACATCCAGCACGCACTGTTTCGTGATTGGCCCGATCAGTTCTGATTGCCAGTTGAGACTTGCTACGCAAGTCTATTCATTTCGCTCCGCTCATGAATGGATTGTTTTTTTACAAAACGAGCGAAGCGAGTATCCAGTATCATCCAGATGTAATGGTCACACTTAGCCCAGAATCGGGCTAAGAAGTTACTGTAGCATCATCCGAGTGCATCACAGTCACACAGCGTTAGAACTACAAGGTAGTAAAAAAATTTTACTGCCTCACGCAGGCGGTTGTCCGGTACCTGCTCGTTCCGTCTTATCACAACGGCAACACACAATCCATACGCTATCACAGATCGCATGCCTGGAGTTTTTCTCTCCTCTTTTGGCCTTTTATCCTGTTCCAACAACCAAACGTCAGGTCTTAGAGACGTCATCATCCTCGCGGGTAGTGGTTGAGTGCTCGCTGGTACGGCGAGGCTTCCATCCCTGTGAACCGAGTTCCAGGTCTAGAGCACACGAAGTTGGCCTGTGCTAGCCGTTAGTACCTAGTTTGCCTTTGATGTGTGATCCATGTACCCGAACCTGTATGTGACCATTGTAGTATTCGTCTGATTCAAGTACCTTGCGGAGGAATTGTTCGCGGGCTTCTATATAACTGCATTCAGCCTTGCTTCTACAGTAATACAGGATCTCGCGTGTGAAATTTTCTGTGCCTAGTGTTTCTACGTCTCGGGTGAGTTCTGGTGAACTACCATAATAGGTCTGCCAGTCTGATTCTATTTTGCCTCTGATTTTTTTCCGTCGTTTCCGGCCGTTTTTGAGCCGTTCTGTCTTGTATGTTGTCTTGCTGAATTTCGATAGTTTTTTGCCAATGTATTTTCTGCCGGTCTGTCGATTGGTTATGAGATAGACGAAACCAGCATATTCTTCGGGTATTTCTAGTACAGGAGTTGATTCGTAAAGCCATGTCATTGATCATGTAGTTACCATTCTGTAGCATGATCTCGATCTTTTATCTTGTCTGGGGTACATTTGGTGCGGCATTCCTGGCTGTCAAACTGCAAGAATTCTTCTTGCCAGAAAGGATCCTGCAGGATCTGTTCAAATGTGCGATGCCAAAGATTGAACTGGGCACTTCCGCGATCGTGCCATGTTTTGTTGTGCGGATAACGATTGGCAGTCCAACAGCAGGGATAAAATTCAGCTTGGCTGTTTAGGAACACACCCTTGTTGCCAACAAGGCAGATGCCGGAATACTGACCGTGCTGGGCCAGATCCTGTGCCCGGCTCCAAAAGATCTCCTTCAACAGTGATCCTGGTCTGGGTCTCATGGTCAGATCGACAATGTCTCTCTCAAACCTGTGTGAACTGCTGACCAGATTGGAAAACTCAGGGCAGAGATCGTCATGCACTCCGTAGGTGTCAGGATAGTGGCTGCCAAATTTTGTGCTCTTGGTCAACTGCCAGGCATCCATGTTCGCGGACCTGGCCATCTCCTGGATCTTGATCAGATGCGATTGATTGAATCGGAAAGCGATCGTGGCCCAGATTCTATAGGTACTCTGATTGACCGAGGTAAACGCACACATTCCAGACATGACGGTGTTCCAGTCAGAATTCACGCGATACTGTTCGTTGCTGCTTTGATCCCAGCCATCGATGCTCCAATGTATCTCGTCACGGTGATCCAACACACGAGCCAAGTCCTGCCACCATGCTTCTGGTTTGTAACTGCCATTGGTGATTATGACCAGATGAATCTCGGGATTCACAGTCTTGAGCCACAGACAGATCTCCATCAACTCTTTGCAATAGATAGGATCGCCGTCGTTGCCACAGAATGTGATCTTGCGTATTTTCTTCACGATGGTCGGTCCAAGTTGCTCTTGGAAAAAACGCAGAGTCAACTGTCGATTCAGCAGGCTTTCTGGAACCTCAGCCCGAGGGCATCTCGGGCATTTTAAAGTGCAGATACTGCTGGGTTCTATATGCCAATGATCCCAGGCTAACAAAGTTCCACCTCTCGGATCCATTGTTGCTGGAATTTTGTGCTGTCTCCAGCGGCCGAGCAAGTGGCCACGCAGGTCTTGTTGGGATCAGGACCATGCCATGATGCCCGTACCAGATCAAAATCAAAATAGAAATCGCGTTGTCGGCTGCCCAACCAACAGCAAGGATGTACCCGTCCCTGGGCATCCATGTAAAGACTTTGATCTTTCAAGGCATGGCATCGTATTTCTCCAACTGTGGCCTTGACAGGACGAAAATCAACAGGATGTTCCAGACCAGCAGTCAATGCACGTTTGCTGTGCTTGGCACGAAACCATCGAAAGCCCATGTGTTTTGCCAACTGCTGTGCTCGATCAACCTGATGTTGATTGTGTCGGTACACCAGCATGTCCCAGTGTGCAGAACCTCCAGCCGAAATAAATGCTTGAGCATTTGACATCACACGCGACCAATCTACTCGGACACGATATCGATCGTTGGTATCTTCCAGCCCATCTATGCTGAACACCACGTAGTCTCTGGGACCAGTCATGATCTTGGCCAACTGTTCCCACCATGCAGTGTCTCTGATACCACCGTTGCTATTCATCCCAAGCACGATATTGGGATTGATAGATCGGAACCAGCGATAGATTTCCAGAGCATGTTGTGCGGCAGCCGGATCGCCGTAGTTGCCGCACATGAACATCTTGTCAAGATTGACCAGTGTTTGGCGAGATATGGCACGATCGATCTGATCAATCGTGAGATGATGCTGTGATTTTTTATCAAAGTCTGCGTCAGTTTCTCGGGCACAGGCCGGGCAGGCTGCTTGGCACACATCAGTGGGCTCGAGATGCAACACTCGGATATCACGCGACATCGATGTCTGTGTTGTAGCTGGTAAATCCATTTTCTTTGATTACTCTGAGTATGTTTTCCACACGGCCGGCCAATTCGTCTCGATGGCTCACAAGCCAGATCGACTTGTGCCGGTCTCGGCTCATCTTTTTCAGCAAGGCCAATGAGTTTTCTACACCCTGTGTGTCCATGCCCGAATCTACTAGCTCGTCAATGAATAGCACATTGATCGGTGAATATAGGCTCTCCCACACATCCCTGAATGCCCACGACATGCTCAAAATCAATCGGTTGCGTTCACCACGCGAGAGATTGTCGAAGTCCAGATCTCTGCCCAGTTCCGTGATCTCCACGGTTAGATCGTTCTGGAATATGACCTGGTGTGGTAAGCCAATGCGATCCAGATAGTGGGTGAGACGTGCATTGAGATAGGAAAGATTCTGCTCGATGATCTTTTTACGTATGAACGAATCCTTATTGGTCAGGAGTTTGAGCAGGAAGTCTTGGTGTTCTTGCAGCCGTGTGAGTTCATTGAGCGTGTCATAGGTCACGGCCTGGAGGGCCTGCTGTTGCATATCCGTGATCTGCTCTCCATAAGGGTCCGATTCCGACCGCCTGGCCGTGAGATCCTTTCTCAGCACGTCCAGGCTATTTTTGTGATCCAGTGCCAGTTCCAGGGTATCGTAGAACACCCGAGGTGCCACACCCAGTTCGCCAAGATCTTCCAGTTCGTTT